AATCTACATTATTTATATTTTTATCCTCAATTTCTAAACCTTCATAAGTTTGAAATTGTATTTTATCCCTCCTTCCTTTCTTGATTTCACTTATAGCATTATATGAAACCCTATAATTTTCTTTATCTATATATTTTCTTATTTTAGCTTCTACATAAAAATACAGATGTGTCATAAATTTAGTATTGTAATTTTCATCATAAGTTTTAATTGCTTGATAGATTCCAAGTATTCCTTCCTGAAATCCATCATCTGTGTTACCCCACTTATGATTAATCTTTCTAACAGTATTCAAGTACCTTTCAATTAATGTTTCTATAGCTTCATTATTTCCCTTTTTTGCTTCTCTTATAAGTTTTAAAACTTCTTTACTTTCCATTCTTATTCCTTATAAAGCTAGTTTACTTCTCACTATCTTTTCTTCAGCTACTTTTATAAGATCTCTTAGTTCTTGTTGTTCTCCAATTATTTCAAGTTGTCTACTTTCAATTCCTGCTCTTTTTTCTTGTAGTTTTTTCAATTTAGAATTTAAAAACTCTATCTCAGCTTGGATTAATTCTTTTTCTTGTTTTAAATTATCTCTTTCTTTAAAGTAATTATCTTCAAAATTATCCTCAGCAATTTTAGCTCTTTTTAAGTTTTCTAGTAAGATATTTAAAATAGCCTTGTTTCCTTCAGCATCCAATTCATAATTTATAGGATAACAAGTGACTAAACTTGATTCAACAATTACATAAGTCATCATTTTATCCTTATTTATATAAAACTCAGCTTTTTTATGTTTATCATAAGAAGCTGTACAGATATATTCGAGTCTTCCTAATTCAATTTTTAAATTTGTTTCTAATTCTTGAATTTTCTCTTCATTTGCTTTTTTCCAGATATCCCAAGTTCTGTCACTTACAATATTAACTTTGTGAACCCTTGAAGCATATCTCATTAAAGCATGTTTTGTTATATTTATTTCTTTCATTAATCTTCCTCCCAATCAGCTATTTCTTTAATATCATCAAATTCTGAACCACATTTACAACAATTAAAATGTTTTACTTCCAGTACTTGACTTATATCTGTATCAAATTCAGCTTCAAATTCTCCACTTTTATTAAATTCCCCTTCTTGTTCTGCAATGATAGTTGCTATAAATTCAGTCCCTCCGCAATTTCTACATTTCCACATTTTATCTTCCTCCTAACTCTAAACAATCATCTCTATCAACACTTTCAACTGCAATAAGCATAGTCCAACCACTATATTTATTGGTTTTAAATCTTTTTAAAGATTTTACTTTTCCAGTTATTTTTCCTCTTATAAATTGTTTAACTACTATACTTTTTCCTAAACTAAAAGGTTTTTTAGATGTCAGCATTGCTAATTCTCCATTATCAAAAGTTACATCTGTAAATTTACAAGGTAAAATTGTTATATAATTATCTATCATTCTTTTTATAAATTTTTTAGTATTTTTTTTATTCATTATTCCCTCCAAATTTTTTCTCCTGCCATTCAAGTATCTCTTCCAGAACATAAATTAATTTACTACACTCTTTTACTGTCATATTATCCATTGTTTTATCTTTTCCAAGATAGTGTTCAATGAATTCTTTTTTATCTTTTTCCTTATAAACTTTGCTATACAGTGAATTTAACTTATTTTTTTGCTTCTCTGTTGCATAGTCATTAATTAATCTATCTAAGATTTTTATAAGAATCTCAGCTTGGTTATAGCTGAGATCCTTACTAGAATTTTTATTAAATTTACTTTTTAAAAGAAGTCTATAATCTTCATCTTTTAAGCCTGCTTTATGCTTTAAAGTATGAATATATTTAATTTGATGTTTCTTTATTTCCTTCATTTTTCAAGTCCTCCATTACTGTAGTCATAGAAAGAGGAATATTGACTTTGTTCCCATTTTCATCTTTATAGTATGCTTCTATAAATGTCTTAGACTTCTGAGGTTTCCAAGCTTCTTTTATTATTTTAACTCCTTCAGTTAGTTCAGCATCATCTATATTTCCAGCTATTTTTTCTAGCTCCATAACCCTTGAAGCCTTTAAGTTACCATTTTTATCTTTCTTTAATAGTAAATTTACTATTTCAAGTAAATGACTATTTTCATCCTGAACAGATTTATAAATGTAGCTTTTAACCTTTTCTATCCCTGAGTGAACTGTATCATCAAAACTGTCAAGCATTCTGTGCCCTAGTGTTATAGTGAACTTCCCATCACTACTTGTAAATGTATGAGACTGTTGCTTATCATTTACTCCATATAGTTCAGCTTTTAATTCAGTTATGCTTTTGAAATCATCAAATACTTCTTTCTTAGTCATTGCAATTTGTGCTGAAACTTCTTTCACTTTCTTCATTGAACTCATTACTGTTTCATCTACAAGCTTTTTATAAGCTTCTATTTTTTCTTTTCTTTTAGCTTCCTTACTTTTTTCTTCTTCTAAAAACTGCTTTCTTAGTGCCTCTTTTTCTTCAGCTGTTAAATTTTTAATGTCCATAATTAACTCCTTCTTTTTTATCTTCTAAAACCCATAATAATGCTTCTTTATACTTTATTAAAGGATATAATGTAAAACTAGATCCTTTATTTTTTTCAATTTCTTTATTTACTCTTTCTAATTCTTTCAAAATTTGTTTTTTAGTCTTAATATTCAAACCTCCATAAATTTTCCAAATTAATTAAAATTTCATAACCTGTCAATATATCCACCTATTCAAATTCCTGTAGTTTTTCTTCTAGTAGTCTTTTTCTTTCTTTGAAAAAGCTAAATGTAAATTGTCCACCTCTTGTCTTATCATTTCTGTAAACCTCTATACATTTATTAATCTCTTTAATTTTTTGTTCAATTTCTTCTTTTAATTGCTTGTGATTAAAGTAAATCCCTGTGTCTTCATTTGTTCCTATAAGTTCAGAATCAACAGTAAAATAAGTTAAAGTCTGTTCTTTAACACAGTCTTTGCAATAGAACTCTCCAAGACAAGCTTCATAAAATTTTTCTCCATCTTTTATCTCAGCTCCACAATTTTCACAATAAATTTTTATACTCATATTGTTTTAACTCCTCCAATCTTACAAACTCTTCATAGCCTGTTAATACATCCTCCAATACTGCATAAACTCCATTATTATATTTGTATAAGTAAACTATTCCATCAATTATATATAAATCTTTAAATCCCATATTTAATCCTTTAATCTTTTAAAGTCAATAATTTCAAATTCTACATCTGTTGTTTTAAATTGATTTTTTAAGTTTTTAATCTGTTTTTCTTTAAAAACTTTTAATTGACTGCTATTCATCTCTGAATCAAAATCAAATGCCCAACCTCCAACAGATCCAACGCCATCTACACAATAATAACAACATATCCAGTATTTGTATTTTCTATTAAAAAATAATTTTTTATGTCTATAGTCATAACCTATGTTAAAACCAGCTATTAATAAAGCTATCGACAATCCTATTAAAGCCCATGTACTCATAATTCCTCCTTGTCAAATCTCACACTTAAATAACTTTTTTTCTCTTTTTTATCATTGATAATTTCAACTTGACTAATTTTTGAATTTACATTTAATATTTTATATTTCTTTCCTTCTGTAAGTTCTCCAGTTTCAGCAACAATACAATTTACAATATCACCTTTTTCTAACTTCCACATTTGAACCTCCTTGATTATTAGCAACAATTAATATAGAAGCTACAACAATTGCTAGTTTTTTTCTCATATTATTCTCTCCCTTGCCTTGCTAATTCCATTTAACACAATTCAAATCAACACTAATTTTTTGAAAGTTTTTTGTTTATTTGTACTATAATTTTTTTTATTTCTTCAGTAATTTTTACATAATTCTCCCTAGCTTTTGAATTCCCTTTGTTAGCTGCTTGAATGTAGTTCTTTCTTTTTACTGAAAGAGTAGCTAGTTCATTTAATTCCTTATCAATTTTTAAAGCATCTTTTCCATACTCTTGTTTTAAAATTTTCTTAGCTTCTTCAGTCAATACCTTATCTTTCATAGTTCCCCCTTTTTTATAATGCTAAAGTTGATAATGCAGCATCTATATATTTCTTTTCAATTTTTAATGAGTTGTTTTGTAAAGCTATTTCATAGCTTGAAGTCAAAACATTTGCTAAGTTTCTTGCTGAACCTCTTACAACTATATTTATGTAGCTGATTAATGTTTGAAGCTCAGTTTCTTTATATAGTTCTATTTCATTTTTTAAAAATTCTTTTACAATATTTGAAACATCATCTATTGCTAAATCTTTTAAGGAAATATTTACAACAGCTCTTGAATATAAGTATTCATATTCTTTTTTCCGTGATAAAATTTTACTTTTTAAAACTTCAGTTCCTGCAATAACTACACCAACCCCCGTCTGGTCGGCTATGCTTCTTACAATATCAATTACATTTGCTTTTAAATGTTCACCTTCATCAATTATGATGATGGTTTCTGTTAGTTTTATAGCATCTTTTATTCTATCTTTTAGAGTTTCAGAACTTCCAGATGTATCAAGTTTTAATTCTTTTGCTATTTTCTTTATAAGTCCAACACTAGATATCCCATTTTCTGCTGTTATTAAAACTCCCCTACCACCATAAGTTTTTAACCATTCTTGTAAAGCATGAGTTTTTCCTAATCCTGCTCTTCCGTATATATAACCTATCTTAGAGCTTTCTATAATCCCTTCAGTTATATTAGAAGATACATACTTCTTTATAGTATTCAACACATGAAAAACTCTCTTTTTAGTTTCTGTATTTACTGAAAAATTTATTCTTTTTATTTTTCTTTTATGTCTATCTAAAAAGTCACTTACTTTTTCAGAAAATGCTTCATTATCTCCTGAGTATGTTCCTTTTCTCCATTCACTTAATGTACTAGCTCCTACACCCATAGCTTTTGCTATTTTTGTAAAGCTCATGTTATTATCTTCTGAAAATATTTCTAATCTAGTTCTTAAATCGTCCATGATTCCTCCTAATCTTCTAAGTATATTCCTTCACCTATAAGTATTCTTTCTTTTTCATTCTTTTTCTTGTTTTCTATAGCCTTAGTGTCTTCAACTATTGTCGCATCAATTAAATCTAAATCATCTCTTATATCTTCTCTAATTCCCATAATCTCTTTACTTAACTTACTAATTTTTTGAAGTCTTTTCTTATGTGTTTTAATAGCAGTAACATCTTTCCAACCAGCAAGTCCTAATTGCTCAGCTTTACATAAAAATTCCCCTGTTTCCTGATAAACAAAGATATAACTTAAATCATGAGGATCATACTTAATCTTACATTTCTCAGTTTGGTGATAATATAGGTATTCATTTACATAAGTATTTCCCATAAATTCAATACCATTTTGTTTTATAGTTCTTATTTCTTCATATAAGAACAGTAATCTAAGCTCTTGGTCTGATAGCATTTTTCTATTTGCAAGTGGATTTTCTTCCTGGAACACTTCAAGTGGTGTTCTATTATTCATTCCTCTACCTCTATGAGCTTTTAGTCCTGCTGCTCTTCTTAAAGCATAATAATTATGATTTTTAGTTTCTATGAACTTTTCTATCAGCTCTTCAAGCTCCCATTGTTCTAAAATTTCTCCTTTATCTAATTTTTGTATTGCGAAACTTCTAAGATGCTCAGGTCTTTCTATAATATTTCCACCTTTATAAGTTGCAAATTGCTTTGTAAAGCTTTCTTTAAAATCAACGAACCATCTTTCTATGTGCTTTGCTTGAGCATTGTATGCTCTTGCATGATCTACATTTATTCCTAAACTTGCATATATCCCATCTAGTTCATCAGTTCCTTTCAAAACTTTAGATTTATATGCTTTCCCGTTGTCAGTGTATAAATGCTGAGGTACTCCATACTTTTCAATCCCTCTTTTTAAAGCTATAGCTATAGCTTCAGTTGTTTCACTCCATGCTAAACTCCAACCAACTATAAATCTACTTTTTACATCTATCCAAACGATTAGTTTTGGAGAACCAAAGTATCTATCACCATTTGATTTTTTCTTATCACCTTGATAACACATCATTTCCAAATCATGCCCATCTGACATCCAAACTTCTCCAGCTCTTATGTCTTCGTAGCTTCTCTCAATAAATGGTGTGTAAGTGTCTTTAAACTCTTTGTTCCCCATTCTTGCCTTATCTTTTTCAATAAGATTGATATCCTTATTAAGATAATTTCTTAAAGTTCCATAACTAATTGCTTTTACTCCAAACATTGCTACAACTCTTTCAAAAACAAAAGAAATTTTTGGCTTATTTTTGCTGAAATATAGCATCTTAGCAAATTCTAAAACTTCTTTTTCTACTCTTCTGATTCCTTTAGTTGTTCCATGTCCTGAAGCTAAAGCCAAAGGATTGTGCTTATTTTTTATATATATTCCCCACCACCTACGAAGTGTAGGAACTGTCAACTTTTTTAAAATCTCCATTTGTTGTGGATAATTCCTATTTACATCATTTACAAATTTTTTTATTATTTCTTCTTTACTATCTCCACCTTCCTCATATTTTTCTTCTAACTTCATACAAATGATAAATCTTGCATTTGCAATTCGTTGATTCCAACTAGGCAGTTCATCAATTGCTGTTGCCTCTTTTTTTACAACAGTTCTAGTTGCTACCTTCTTTTCTTTTTCTTCTTTAACTTCTACTAATGATGATATATAAGCATCAATTTCAGAAGCCTTATAAACATTCTTATAAACTTTCCCAATTTTTTTCTTTTCAACAGTCCAGCCTTGAACTTGTGCAAATCTTAAAGCCTGAGTTCTAGTTTTTTCAAAGAGTCTCTCTTAATGCTCTATATACCTTCTTTTCATCTAATCTTTCATTTTTACAAAAATCTTTCAATGTTAAATCTCTTTGTAACAGTGACTTTTGAAATGTTTTTACTCTTTTATCTCTATTCTTTACATAAGCTGGAACTTTATCACATAATGCTAGTACCTCAGCTTCTCTTTCTTCTAATTCACCATTTAAAAGCTTTTTGAATTCATATTGTGTAAGATTAAGTTCTTGCATTACTTTCTGTAGACTTATCTCAGCATCAATTAAATTCTTTTTTATTTCTGTTATTCTAATTAATTTTTCTCTATATTGCTCTACCTTCTGTTCTATACACATTTTCAAGCTCCTTTTCTATCTTTAAAATCATCTTTTTATATGTGTTTGGATGCTTTCTTAAGTGTTCAAGCATTCCTTTTAAAAAATTTATTCTTTCCATTTCTTCTCCTTTTTGATATAATCAAAGTGTTGTTTTTTTTATTTGGGACACCATAGCTTTGCCGAGCATGATGTCCTTTTTTTAATAATTAAAATATTGGTAACCTACTCTCTTATAATATTGTCTTAAACTGTATCTATCTTTCAATCTTAAATACTCAACTGCCTCCTCTTCTTTTCCTGGTTTTATATATAGCTCTAAAGCTATTGAATGTTTCATATCATCAAGACTACATACTCTTCCTAAATATTTCTTTGTATTTAATTTATTACTTTTCCATAAAGTAGTTAGCTCAAATGGAAAAATTTCATTTTCAAGCTCATGCTTTTCAGCATATTGCAATAGATTTTTTATTAGATCCTTGCTTACTTTCCTTCCTAATATTGTTGAAGCTGGATAGTCAATGTCTTCAACTTTTATTTCTACAATCTCTTTGAAAAATAAGCCTAATTCTTTAAGAACTAGGTACATAAGTTTTTCCCTTTCAGGTACTGAAGCTACCAATATATTAAACTGCTCTATTGTTATAAAGTCTTTTCTTTTAAAGACTCTTTTATACTTTCTAATATTTTCAGTTATATTCAAGCCTAGTATTTCTTCAAAGAAAAACTCCAAAGCATTAAGTTCTACAAGTATGGTATTTACTGATAATTCCATTAATTTATTATCTAAAAATCTTGTTACATCTTCTTTTTTTACATCTATCACATCCTTATTAGTTGCTTCTAAAAATTCTTTTACTATTCTTTTGTATGTTCTTCGAGTTGAAATTGAATAGTCTCTGTAGTTCATTTCTGATTCAAGACTTAATAAATCAAAATAAAATTTATTGTTTTCCTCCATCTTCATCTCCATACACTTCATCACTTAGTTCGTTAACAGCATCAACAATTTCATCCATCTTACTTTTTATCAGTTTTATATCTTCTTGCATCACTCCAATCATTTCAAAATATGTTTTTGCTTTTTCAAAAAATTCAAATATGTTTGCTATTTCATCATCTCTCTGAGTTACCAATTCCAGCATTTGATCTATTTTTGGTTCTATCTTTGTTTGTAGTACTGGGACTCCTTGATTTAAAGCTATTTGATTATTTTTAATTCTTGTTATCATTTCTTTTGAAAATGCTTTTATAAATCTTCTGAAGTCTTTGGCTCTATCTGTATTTGCTAAATAAGAAATCTCAAAGATTCCATCTTGATTAAATACTCTTTTATCTCTTTTTTTTAACACTCCTCCTTCATTGCTTAAAACTTTTTTTATTTTTGAAAACTCTGAACTTTGTAACTCTGGATTTCTAGCAATTAATTTTTTTAAATAATCTTTTTCTTTAAAATTTAAAGCTTTTGCTAATTCATCTATGTCCATTTCAATTTCATGATTATTGTTTACCATCACTTGAAGTTCTGTATTTTCAAATACTACTAAATTATTTTTATCGTTCATCTCCTCCACCTTTTATTTGATTTTTAACCTCTATAAGATTTTAAATAATGGACTAATGAATAAATTATCTAGTTTTTCAGCATTATCTAACTCTTTTAACTCATTAGCAGTCATTATTTTGAAGTCTGTACTCCCATAAGCTCTTACTAGATAACAAAGTTCTATATTTGGAGCTTGTTTTTTTATTGCTATTTGTAAATCAAGCCAATTAAAATCTGGTATAATTTCTTCTATCGGAATATATTCCTTCTTTTTAAATTTATTTAATCTTTTAAAGTCTATTTTTAGTTCTTTCGTTTCTTCTAGAAGCTCCTCCCTATATTTATCAAAAAGTACTTTTCTTATAATTGCTATTATTACTATATACAAAAATAAAGAAATCCCAATTAATGCAAAAAAAGTTATTATGAATTTTATAATCATCTTATCTTATCCTTTGCTTTTTATTATCTTCATTTGATGCTAGAATCGTTTTATAAGCATTCCCCCTTTATTTCAATATATTTTTTAGTGTATATATTTCAATATTTTTATTTCCCATATATCTCCAAAGTGCCTCATCATCTTCTCCATTTGCTAATTTTTCTTGATATTCTTTTAAATATTTCTCTCTTATCTCCTCCAATTCTTTAATTTTTGCTTTTATCTTTTTTTCAAGTGTCATTATTTACCCTCCTGTTTAATTTTTTTATTTTATATTTTTTTCTATACTTATCATCTCCTTTTATTTTTTATAGTATTTCAATTGCCAATGTTCTGTTTATTACTATCCCCCTTTCTTTTTTTTATATTTTTTATTTTTATATTTTTTAGAAAAATGTCTTTAAAAAATAAAATCTATTTTACAGATTTTGATTTTAAATCTCGGATACAGATTTTATTTGTATCTATATCCTAAAAATGTTATAATAAGATAAATATTTTTATCGTTTTTTAAGTTAAGGTCAAAAATATTTGCTTTTTTATACATTTAAGATAAAATTTATTTCCTTATGATGTGATTATAGTATAATTTTTTTACCTTGTCAACAAAAATTTGGAAAAAATTTTTTCTTTTTTTATGAAAGGAGGAAAAATTGTTTAACATTTCAGAAAAATTAAAAAAATATCGAAATGCATTAGGTCTTACACAAACAGAAGTTGCAGAGAAAATAGAAATTACTAAACCAACATATGCTAGTTATGAAAAAGGGAAAGATATTTCAATAGGGACATTAAAAAAATTAGCTGATTTATTTGAAGTTTCGTTTGAAAGTTTTTTCTCCGAAGAAGATGAAGAAAAGAATAATAGTATGGTAAAAATTCCCATACTATCTGATGTAAGTGCAGGATATGGTGAAGAAGCACTAGAAGAAGCAACTCATTGGATAAAGCTTCCTAGAAGTATTGCTAGGAATGCAACCTTTGGAACTTTTGTTGCTGGAGATTCCATGGAGCCTAAAATAAATGATGGAGATCTTTTACTTGTGCAAGATATTCCTCAACTTGACAGTGGTGAAATTGGAATTTTCCTTTTAAATGAAAAAGTTTACTGTAAAAGATTTCACTATAACCCGATCACAAAAGAAATGGTTTTAAAATCTTTAAATACTAATTATGATCCTATATATATTGCTAAAGATGATGATTTTAGAATTGTTGGAAAAGTTGTTGGAATTTATGATTATACAGTTTGATTATAGTGTTCTATTTCAACTAGGGTATTAAATTACCCTAGTTGTTTTTTATTGGTTATATTGATTTTTTTGTTTTTAATTTAATTTGATAGTGTCTAATTTTGGTAATTTTCTTTTTTTGTTTCGTTTCTTTTTCTATTTTTCTCTTTGCACATCATTCTTTTTTTATCTATTTTTTTTAACTTCCTATTTCTTCAATGATTTTTATGCTGTGCATTTAATTTTTTTTAATAGCACTTTTTTAATCCTTGCACACCGTTTAAAAAGTATTCAATAATAAAAAAAAGGGATTTTAAACCCCTATTGAATGATTATTGAATTTTATCGAATATTTTTATTTTTTTTCATTTATGCTGTGCAGGAATAAAATATTTTCTTATTTTTTCTCAATAATTATCATTTTTTATCATTCATTCACACATCATTTTATCTATACCAATACCCCTATAATTCTATTATTAATTAATATGATCCTTTAAAAATTACTATTATCATTTCATATTACCCCCTACACAAAGAATAAAAATTTAAAGAGACTGTTACAAATTAATAAATTGAAAATTTGTACCAGCCTCTCT